AGTTTGATCGCCATAGCGTCTCCTAGAGTTTGGACAGTGAGTTGATGAGCGTGATTTCAAACGCCTTGCCCCAGGTCGCGTCATGCACCCCGCTCATTTCGTACTCCATGACGTAAATGCCTTCCTCGTCCGATGGATCGCTCACGCCCACGATCTGCGCCGGGAAGTCGAGTTGGAATTTGTTTTTATACGAGTCTTTGATGGTCGCGCCTTCCGCGAGCACCCGGAACCACTTGGTCGTCCCGGCCCGCATTTTGGCAATCAACCCCAGCCCCGTGGTATCGGTCGCCACGCGCAGGGTCGCCGTGATGGAAGGCGCAAGTTCCACCATCACCGGATGTTGTCCGACAGGCCATGCTAGCCCTACCTTGTCCGTCAGCGACCAGATCAGGCTGAACCCGCGCGTCATGGCGGTCGCCCCTGCCAGTCCATCCCGTGTGTCAGCCATGTAGAATTTTAGGTGGGTCGGCAAGACCGGTAGCGCATCGAGCGTGGTCGGGTTGGCAGTCAGCGCGGTTCCTGAGGTGTCAAACGGCTCACCATAACCGGAACCCGAAATGGAAACCTCGCTGCGGTTAAAGGTGAACGTCATCCCGCTCACCCGCGCCCCGGCCACGGTCCACATGGAGTTAGCATCACCCTGTTCGATGGTGAAGGTTTTGCCCGCGTCCTCGCCGTCGGTATCACTGGTGAATGTCCACGTATAAGCCGAGATTGAACCGCCCTGTGTGGGGGTCGGCGCGGCGATGAGGCTGGAGAGCAAATACGTTACTTCGTTGTAGGTCAGCTTGCCCTCGATACTGAACTCCGACCACTCCTTGTTTGGGGTCACAAATGAAGGGTACTTGTTGCCCTGGGCGCGGAAGGCATCTGCCTCCAGGCGCGGACCAGGGATGATGGATGTTGCCGCCAGCTTGAGGTTGGCGGCGACCGCAGACCCGGCAGTGGATTCAATGCCGATCTGGGTGGTCTGAAATACGGATGCCTTTTCTCCCATGATGTTCTCCTATTGGGTGTAAACGCGGAACTCTAGTGCACTCTTTGAATAGGTCACGCCATCGGTAATCTCTACCGGCAGCGGTACTTCCATTTCCTCGACACAGCCGATCACCACGCCTGCACTGGCTGTACCTGACTTGGTATCCAGCGCGGTTCTCACGCCGTTGATGATGTTCGCGGGCACTGTGTTATCCGCGCCCTCGCTGATGGCTGTCACCAGCACCAGTTCGTCGAACATGAACGCGCCCGCACCGTTGGATGTGGCCCGGACAGGCGTCGCGGCCATCTTCGACACCACAATCAGCGGGTAGGTCGCCCCGCGTGGAGCCAGGCCCGCGTAAACCCGCGTATCGACTTTTTCCTTGACGGTGGTATCGGCTTTGAGCGTGTTGATGATCCAGCGGATAGAGGTCAGGGTATCGGTCATTTGAGCGATCCTTCCAACCGGCTACATGCGGTCACAAATGGGGCGCGGTGCTTCTGCGCGGCGGGCGTCATGTAGGGCTGTGCGGACATCTTTGACGTGCCAAACTCAACGTAAAGGGCGTAATCGGTATGTGGCCCCACTATGGCAGACAGCGGTTCAGGGGTTTCGGTGATGATGCTGTTTTTCAAATTGCCTGTGTCAACCGGCGCAATCTGCTTGGCGGTCGCTTCCACATCCAGCGCGGTCTTACGGACGATCTTCGATACCGCCCGCGGCATCTGCGCGGCGATTTTCGCAAAATTGTTGTACTTGATGGTGATCTGGCTGTTCATCACACCACCTCCGCGCAGATCACCACCCGCGCCGTTTCGTTGCTGCGGGCGATGGGCTGCACCACCTCAAACACCCGCGTGCCAACGGTCAGCCTGTCCGCTGCGCGTACGTCGGTAGTAGCTGGCAGCGTCACCGTGTATCCGAACCGCCCCGCCAGCCGATCACCGACCAGCCCCTCGCGCCCCTGCTTGTCCAGCGGTCCGATGCGCCCCGTCACCGTCCCGGCGGCAGCCCAACTCTCCGTAAAGCCTCCCGCGCCGTTGTCGGATTGGGTCAGCCGGCTAATTACCACCGTTTCATTGAGCAGCAGGTTCACCTCGGCGCGGATCGCGGCCAGTTCGTCGGCGGGGATCATTCGTCACCTCGAAATACCGATGCCGTCACTGGCCCGGAGAGGCCCTCGTAAAACGCGGCCATCTGCGCGGCCTGTGCCATGAGCTGCGAGCGCGTGAGTTTATGCCCGTCGGCACTAACATCGTAGGCGCTGGCGTAGTGCGCGGCCTTCTGCCGCCAGATGTCCGCTGCGGCCCGGTTGAGGTCGTAGGCGCTGGCGTTGATGTAGACCGCGCTGCCGCCCGTGTCGGCGGCAAACTCGATCAACTGGCGGTCATAGTCAATCGTGTACAGCGCCGTGCCGTAGGCCGCGCCGGTATAGTCCAGCACGTCGATGTCACGCTCCATCCACCGTTCCGGCAGGCGGTATTCGGTGTGCGAATACGCTCCGCTGACATAGTCCGGCTGGCAGGCCAGCGGCATGAAGCGGTAATCGACCCGCCGGCGGTCCATCACCTGCTGGAGCTGTTCGTCACTCCAATAAGTAACCGCGCCGACGGTGTAATCTGCTGTGCCAGCCTGTGCCATGCCGCGCAGTTCGGTAATCAGTTCAGCCATAGACGCTCTCGCGGTCATTCTGCCTCCTCAATCCAGGCTTGCGCGGACGCGCAATGTCCAGCATCGCCGCGCATTTGCCGACCCCGAATGTGGCGATCGCCCGTTTCATTCGATCTCCTTACGTAGCACATACGCCCAGTTTGCGCCCGCGTCCCGCGCCTCAACGTGCTCCACCGTCCACCACTTATTGCTTTTGCGATAGTAGTACCAGCCGTAGTTTTTATGCCACTCCGTGCGCTTGTCCCAATATGAGAAGGTTTCCGGGTGGAAAAACAATCTGTGCGTGGGGTCGCGGTGGCTGCATTCGTGGTCCCAGGCGGGCAGGCGCAGCACCAGCCGACCGCCTGGGGTGAGGATGCGCCAGGCTTCATCCAGCCACTGGTAGACCTCGCAGCGCAGATGTTCCATCACGTCCAGGGCGATGATTTTGTCAAATTCGCCGTCCGCCCACGGCCACGGGAATACCTCGAGGTCGTGGGCAATATCCACAAAGTCCGAGTGTTTTTCGAGGTCATGGTTGACCGCGCCCTCAATAGGGCGGATGCCGCAGCCGAGGTGTAATGTTTTCATTTCAGCATCCCTTCAAAGGTCACGCGCTCGCTCAGCCCGGCTTCAATCTCGGCCAGCACCGGCTTCCAGTAGCGTTCCGTGATGCGGTCGGCGTCGTAGGCCAGCGCCCCCTCGCGGGCGCGTTTGCGGTAGGCATCGTTGCCGCGCATCTCGTAGGCGGCTTCCAACCGTTCAGTTACTGCCCCGACGTTGACGCGCCACTGGTAAGCGTCAAAGAAATCGTGATACTCCGGCTGCGCTTCCAGCTTGGGGATCTTCCAGCCCGAGAAACATAACTCGCCCATGCTGGTCCACTCACCGGTTATCACGGGCGTGCCGCAGGCTTGCGCCTCCACCAGCGGGATACCGAAGCCCTCGCCTAAACTCACCAGCATCATGACATCCATCGCGTTGTAGGCGGCGACCATGTAGTCATCGCTAAACCCGATTGTGTTGATATACTGGTCACAGAACACCACATCCAGCCCCGGCCTCAGCCCGAGGCGCCGGCAGAATTGAATCAGATCCACCGTTTCGCCGCCGCGCTCGCCGGTATCGGTATGCAGGTACAGCAGCGCGTCGTCGTGGGCGCGCTTTAAATTGGCAAAGGCGGTGAGCTGTTCGTAGAACGCCTTGCGCGGGGGATTGCCTTTGTTGGCCGCAACCATGCCGACAATAAACGCGCTCTCGGGCAGGCCGATCTTGCGCCGGGCTTCCATGCGGTCCACCGGGCGGAAAACTTTGGTTTCCACACCGTGCGGAATGTAGAAGGTGTCCAGCCCCGCTTTCTCAGCCTGTTTCTGCCCGAACTTCGACATGGTAATGCCTTTGGTCGCCTGCTTTGCCGCCGCCAGTACACGGGCGGGAATGGGTTCGTGGTCGATGGGAAACCACGGATACCAGGGCAGAGTCAGGTATTCGGGCTTGACCACCCAGATGTCCAGCAGGCTCAGGATGGCTTCGGCGCGGGCGTTGATGGCGTGGGCGTTCATGATGTCCTGCCCGTAGGGATGGCGCGCCAGCGGGAATACCGTGATGCCGTTCCACTGGATCGGCGATCCTTGCAGCCCGTAAAACGCGCTGATGGATAGATCGTGTCCGAGGGCGGCGAGGCGCGGAGCAAAGACCCGCGTTTGATTGCCGTATCCGGTCGCCGCCCAGGGCGCGTTTGAAAACCAGTTCAGTCGCATTGTGTAATCCTCTCCTTACACCCTCCAAAAAGCGCCCGCCAGGACTGGGAGGAGGCAGTCTTTTCGCTACAGTCGATCAGGCCGAGGCTAGGCGGGCGCTTGCGGTCCATAACTAGGTGCCGATGGTGGAAGTGCCGACAAGCCGCACGCCGTACTGCGGGCGGTACACGCCCTGGGCATAGATCATGGTGGCGTTGAGTTCCCAACCGCCGCCGCCGCGAGATGCGTCGCGCTGGGGTTCAATCCGCAACGCCCGGCGCAGGTCAAAGGCCAGCGCCTCCTTCGCGAACATGCCGCCCAC